GTTCTGCAGTATGAAGCGGAGGATTTCTTCCGTAAATGGAATGTAGTTTCAGATGATGATCGTGACATAAGGTGACTGTTTCAGTATAAAGTTCAGCCCAATTATCATCTATAAATTCGTCTCTCCAGATTATTAAATACTCATCTGTGTAGTGGTCTGGACGAAGCTTTTGCTTCTCACTTAACCATTTACGCAGTAAAGGAGCTAGGGTATGAAAGTGGTGAAAGTCTAACCTTATCTTGGCGCCGCATATCCGACATTCAGAACCCTTCTCGTACTTCGATTTTGCCCTGTCTCTTATGTATTTTACTGGGTCTCTTTTTAATTCTACCATCTAATTTTAATCATTATAGCCATGAGTCAGTTGAAAGTCAAGAATTATTTTTACTCGGTGTTTAGAACGTTGGAGCATTCTCTTCAAAACTGTAAAGTGCGTATCTCAACGCGTCTGCCATGTGAGAAGCTGAATCGTGAACGGGCTTCTCTCGAATCAAGTTGGGATTTGGGTCCCAGCGATATTGGTCTAATGCACGTAAGACCTCCGTACAGCTTGAGTCTACAATAAGACGATCGTTATCAATAAGACCTGCCACATGACCAATCCCGTCAACCACCGATTTTTTGGCGTTGATAGTAGAAATATCATACTGCTGTGCAAGATCGAATCTTGTTTGAGCGGCGGCTGCGTCGATAAAACAATAGTCGACCTCTCTTCTTTCAATAATTTCACCAAGGAAACCAGCATGTTCCTCTGTCGTGCGTTCTGCCGCATAGTACTCTTCCATTAAATAATATTTGTGTCCGTCATATGCGATACAACAAAATGCTGTTGGGTCTTTAAAACCTACATCAAGCCCCGAGATAATATCGCAGCCTGTAAAATCCATTTCTGATAAGTCTTGCACGCACTCATCATAATTAAGTGTCCAAATCTGCCCTTCAAATATATTAAAGTCTGCTTCGTATTCCTGGGAAAACTCTGCTGCCGACATCGAACGTCGTGCCTCCATAATATCAGTTTCCGAAGCTCTAGGATTATCGTGATAAGTTGCCTTTATAGAAACCCACTCTTCGAAATCGTCAGTAAAGCCTCGACTGTAAAAACGGCTAAACCAATTATTCCTTCCACGAGGAGTACTAATAAAGAGAGCCTTAGATCCTGCTTTATCGAGCGTGGGCCGGATAGCAACATTAAACGCTGTCTCTCCATCTGCCAGTGCGGCCTCATCAAAGAGAACAAAGTCATAACTTCTCCCCACTACTGAATCAATCTGATTCACAGACCCTAGCCTAACAGTAGACCCATTCGTTAATTCAATTACACGATCTTTTGCGTTATCCCTTGCTACCTCTAAGTCGAAATGCTTAATAAGATTGCGCTGTAGATCGAAGGAGATATTAGAAAGATTGTAATTAGGACTGACAATAAGTACATGGCATCCTGGAACGAGGGCGACGCATTGGGCAATAATATTCCCGATGTACGTCTTCCCTTGACGACGACTAAGAGCACCAACAATAAAACGATACTTATCGGAATTAATTGCATTGATTAGGGCCACCTGTGATGGAATCGCCTCTATTCCTAGCAATTCCAGATATTGTTCGATAGGTACTTTTAGAAACTTACCCGGTATTATTTTATCGAGAACTATGTCTCGTCTGCTGACTTCCATTCTTCTTCACACTCGCAAGGGTCACATTCACATTCTTTACACCCTAGAGAGGCTTTTCGTAGTTTCTCTAGAGGACTCCAAGTAGTTTTCTCAACAGGAGCTTCTTTCATTACTGCTTGATGAATTCCAGCAGCTTTTAGCGCAGCTTCTTCTGTAGCATACTTAGCCGATGAGCCTGCTACTTTCCACATGTTGCCTTTTTTAAAAATCATAGTATATTTCCTGATGCCAATAATCCTGCTAAAAACAGAATCAGAGCTCCGCCTACTGACCAGACGAGTTTATGAAGTTTATCTATCGATTGCTGCATTTCTTTATATCGAATACGGCTATCTTCAGCGGCATTCCTCACTTCATTAAATATAGTTTTCCATCGTTCTTCACAGACTGCTTCGTGTGTACGAAAATCTGTAAGAAGATCATTATTCGGTAGGTTGTCCAAGTAGCTTCTCCATTAACTTTCCATAGTTACCTTCGCCAAACGGAGAATTGATTTGCACGTTTTGTTGCTTAATATTAGTAGTAGCATTTGCTTCTTTAGTATGGTCAACAGTTATTTTATGTGCGAGAGCAATTATATCAACTAGGTCTTTACTGGAATATTGATCGGATTCGCGAGCTTCTAATAGTTTATTTTCAATTACTTCATCTAGTAGTTCTGCGAGTCTGAATCGATTGCGATAGCCCTGGTCCAGGTAGACCGAGTTGATGTAATCTTTTACTTCACTTTTCTCTAGTACTTCGTATACTTTATCAGGGGCGACACCAAGGTTACCTGCCGCGGTTAGCGCTGACCCCGTGGACAAATATGCATTTGCCACTTCGAGATTTTCTGGTGCCATCTTTACTAGTTTCATGAATCAATTGTATTATGTTAAGACCGAAAAGTCAAGAACTTTTTTTAAGAGGGTTTTGTTGGCCAGGAAACATTCTCTGGGTCATCTAAGTCTGCGGCGATATTTGTCATGATATCTCGAAGAGCTTGTCGATAGATACGCCACTCTGCTTTTTTCTCATCCGTAAGAGGTGCATCTACTGCTTGAGTCCAGTCACTCAGCCCAAGCCGACTATTTCTCTCAAAACGTACTAAAGTTAATACTGCTTCTGTATTGACGTCCCACTGAACGGTTTCTGTATTCCAGATATAGTATCGAGTAGGGGGAAGCCCTCTATCGACCCAGGAAGACCCGTTCCAGTAAAACTTATCACAAAACTGGTCTGTTGGATAGTCAGGGTCTGTCGAAAGAACATGTTTTACTGTGTAGCCCTCAGAAGTTGTGCTGCCTTCTTGCGCAATTTCTGACCCGGACATAAAAAGATTTCGAATTTGACCGCTTGAATCGAGATGCGCAATCCATCTTATAGTTTTCATTAAGGTATCCTCTTTGTTAAAATAATTGATGATTTATTAGCATAGCCTACATAGATAAATCCGAAACCGATGTCATACCCTACAAGATTTCTAGAACGAATTACATTTGTACTATAGTCGAAATAGGCAGTTTCATAGCCTTTGTAAGTAGTAGCCGTCGTGGCAAAAATCATTCTTCCGGGGCAGTGGTATATACCGCTTGGGCTGCCTGAATAAATTACAGGACTTTGAGTAATTGCTGGTCCTGTAGAAGATATACTTCCCGTAGGAATAATATCTATAATTTTCTGGCCTTTACTAAAGTTGCTCGAATATATAACATTTGTGCCCGCAGAGTCATATACTCGTATTCCATAATCTCCTGCAGAATCTTCGGTTTGAAGGCTTGTACGTTTAAGCTTTAACCAGTTTATAGTTACTCCTGAGGTATTATTCCAACTTGTTCCAGTTGAATTTGTATTTCCATCAATCCATCCCGTAGTTGTTCGATTAAACCCTAGAATTTCATTAGTTGCATCATAAGAAACGCTTGCGAGATGTGATACGGTTCCCGTATCAATTACAGTAAATCCGTCTACGTATCGAGTGGAAAATTGAATCCCTCCATTTGAGTTATAAACCTCTATTCCGTAAGCCACTAGAATCTATACCCGTAATATTTTAAGCTGATATTGGTGTTTGCTGTTAAAGATCTAAAGCTCACAGTGAAATCGTTTGTACCTCTATTGACAGTACAGCCTTCGTTCAAGCTACCTGATTGTCCTGTAGCATTATTCCCTAGCCACACCTCAATTACATCAGTATTTGTAGTGGTCATTTCTGGGCATGAGATTGCACTCGAAGTTCCTGTGTAGTAACTTCCTGACAGAGTAGTTCCGGAATTTATAGTCACTGTTCCAAATACAAGAGAATTCGACAAAACTGTAGTAGTATCAAGAGTTAGGTCGTCATTAGCATTTCGTATTTGAATTCCATAAGCCATAAAATTATACTCCTTTGAATAGACCAATTATACTAACGGAGAACAAAAATGTCAAGATTTATTTTTTAGAAGGTATTAAAAAAGGGGCCGAAGCCCCTTTGTCATTAAAAGCGATAAGATAGTTTCGCCTGATAATGTCGTGGCAGTTCAGGAAGAACAACCGTAGTACCAAATAGGTCTGGGAAGTTTGCTCGGAAGTAACGCTCATCTGTAACGTTCTTCGCTGCAACAATGACAGACCAGTCTTCGGCATCATAGCTCATGCTAAGATTGACTAGCGTGTACGCGGGAAGAGTAACTGCGAAAGACTGACCGGATGCAACCGAGTCTACATCAACTACACTACCACTAACAGCAAATCCATCGCCAAAGTCATAAGTTGCTGTGACTGACATAATGTTTTCAGGCATACCAGCTCGAACACCCTTGCTAGGACCAACAGCGATTAAACCACCAACTTGACCACCCCATAACAGAGTTGGGTCGATTAAAGGTAAATCCGCTTGACCTAGAAACGAGAACTCATTTCCTTTGGCAATTGTTGCTAACATCAATGCTTGCATGTTGCTATAACCCAAAGTCATAAGAAACTTCTCGCTCACTGCCCAACGCAACTCAAACTCTGTACCATCTGTCTTCACAGCCTGGTTTACAGTGATTGACTGTGCATTAAAGTCTGTGCGCTCCATTTCATAGGAAGACAACGCGAAGTAGAGACGATCGTCTAGAAGACTTCCTTTCACTCCGTATTCCATCAGCTCTGACGAACCAAAGGCATTTCCAGTAAATACGTTACCAACTTGTACTTCCGCACCCTGACCCGCAATGACAGTGCTCTGCTCTGACATTGTTACATAAGGTACTAGACCGATAGGAGTTGCCCAACTTAGAGAACCTGACCAAGATACGCCAGAAGGCTCATCTGTTGCAGTATTTACAGCAACATCCACTCCACCTTCCGATGATGTGAAAGCTGAATCCGATTGTGTGAAGCCAGCAGGTGTCGTGCTTGTCATATCAATTACGTCATAACGTGCACCTAGAAGAAGAGATAGTCCAGAAGCATGTGCAAAGTCTACCATTACCCCGAAACCCAGGTCAGTATAATCCCCAACATAATATTCGCTATAGTCGCTACCACTTCGAGTTGCTAGTAGTCTTCTATCAAGAGCCGTTGAAGGCCCCGTCAGGTCACGTCGGCTAAAGTATTCGTTATAGTAGTCATCTCCGTGAGTAAACTCAGTTCGTCGAATCGAAGGTGAAATCTGAACAGAAGTCGTCATTGATGAACCATCAAACACACGGGACAGAATCAACTGATCTTCTACAACAGATGCCTCATGAAACTGAGAAAAACCATAAGCGTTCTCATTCAGGTTGCTGTAATCTTCGTAGAATAACTTATTCGTCAAAGTCCATGAGCCTAGCAATACATCAACGTCGAAGTACAGAGTCGTCACTTTATTCTCTAGAGTATCATCCGCAGCGATAAGTGTAGAAGACATGGGCAAAATAGCAGTTCCAACGTTTTCTAGAATCATATTGGACGAAGAGTAGTCATAACCGAAAGAAGCATCTGACAGACCAGCGAGGTCAAGGTCTTTCTGCCCAAAGAAAGCATAGAGAGCAAAAGGATTGATATTGCCTGCATAGTACTCATCGTGAGAGATAAAGCCATCACCACTAGTATCTAGTGGAGTAGGAGTACCAGTGATGTAAGTACCTGTGTCAATAAGGTCTTGAGTCAAACGATTCCAGCCAGCGTTTTGGCTACCTTGATAGTCATGAACCATACCACCGAACTGAAGTCGAATTGCAGAGGATAAGTCCATATCAAAGGATGCTTGTACAAGTGATTGATTCACTCCAGGAGCATTTGTGTAAAAACTACCCGAATGCTCTACTTCGCCATAGACGTAGTAGCCAAGAGGCCTTCCATTGATTGCTGCAGGGCCACCAACTTCGGCAGTAATAACATTTCTATCCCAGCTTCCACCAGAGTAGGAAATCTCTCCGATGGGCTCGGGGATATAAGAACCTGTCTCTTCGATACGGGCGGACTTGGGGTTGAAGTTGAGGTAACCACCAATCTTACTAGGACCCATAATAGGGGATGCGGGACCGCGAACAATGTCTACTCGGTCAGAGGCTCCAATTGGTGTTGGATAGTTGCCTGGGTTATCAAGGCGTCGAATGCCTCGAAAGTATGTTTCACCTGCAGTACCACG